AAAAAACACGGAGGGTCAGGAAAATAAATAATAAAACGCAAAAAAACAATAATAAACATAAACCGACACGAATGCAACAAGATAATTCAGGTAAGTTTTTTAAACCAGTGCAGTGCAGTCCGAATCCCAAAAAGATGGACTTCACTTGTTATAGTCCAGATGACTTATACAAGCTTCGGAATTTGTGGAATATGCGACACCCAGATGTTCAGATTAAAAGCAACGATTTAAAAACTATATGGACGCTTTTACAAAAGAATCTGCAAAATGTTTGCAGTAAAGAATCTTGTTGGTTGAATCAAAAATTTGTAGATGACAAATCAAGTAAAGACTTATCTTCGTCATTTGCACCAGTTGCGCCAGCTTCTTGGAAAAAGCAACCAAATGAATGGTTATCTAGTACGGATATATTGAAAGTCATGAAACAATACGAGAAGGCATATAAATGTTTTGAATTTATGGGTCCAAGTCCAATAGATTATGATACAAAACAAATGTATGGTGAATGTGTTTGGCAAGAGTTGTGCGAGTTTAATTTACAAGAACAAATCAATAAAGGCAAAACCAAGATTGGTGTTAGTTTCAATTTAGACCCACATTACAAGGGCGGTTCGCATTGGGTAAGCATGTTTATTAATATTAAAAAACGCACGATATTTTATTTTGATAGCGCGGGAGAGAAAATCCCTCCCCAGATAATGAAATTTGCAAATACGATTATTACACAAGGCAAATCACTCGGGATGAATTTTACATTTGACCAAAATCACCCTGTAGAACATCAATATGGGAATACCGAGTGCGGCATTTACTCATTGTTTTTCATAGTTCATATGCTTGAAGATAAGATAACCTCGCACTATTTAAAAACCCATATATTAAAAGACAAATACATGGAAAAGTTTCGCAAGGTGTATTTTAATCAGGACAAATTATTCTAGAGATGGAGTTATCAATAACCTGCAAATAAATATAAAAGTAATTATATATTTATTATAATGTCAATTAAAGATTTTTTATCGGAACCCAATGTGCAAATGTTATGGGAAGTGTTAATAGACGAAGATACTATTTTGAAAGACCGCCGTACTCAAGAAATATTTGTCAAGACACTTCCAGAATTTTATGAAAGAGAGAAAACAAACAAACAAATGACCTTGATTGGATTGAACAAACAATTCATATCCATCATGTTGAATATGTTAAGACAAGCACCAACTCAAGTAGCTAGGACGATTCCTACAAAAAAGATATTGATTACACAAGAAGAATTACAAACCGACCGCACCATCCAGTTTGAACAAGAACTTAATAAAAAACAACAAGAATTTACAAGCGCCATGGCCGTGCCAGTGCCAACTACCCCCGTATTTACAGACAATACAAAAGATGTACCGCTTACAGAAATGAACATGATTATACAACGAACTATTGCAGAACGTAATTTGGAATTAGACAAATTTTACAAGTCTGCAAATAAAGCGGACGCTGAAAACTGGTTAAAATCCGCACCAACTTCTATCAAGGAAGAAAAGGCTATTGAAAAGGCCAATGTTATGAAAACAATCAAGATTGAGAAAAACGATATGAATATTTCTCTACAAACAGAAGAATTGAATGATTCAACCAGCTCAAAACAGATTTCTTGGGGTAATAATACCACAATTGAGCCCAATGAAACAACGCAATCAAATGATTCTATTTTTTCCAAACTAAAAAAAACATATACGGCAACACCTACACCAAAACCTACACCAGCACCTGCGATGGATATCCAAACCTTGTATGAGTATGTTAATAAACGATTCGACCAATTGGAAGAATTGATTCGTCAAGAAAGACGGCTAGGCAACTAAGCAATCAATGTGTTGAATATTTGTTTGCCATCTGGTTTAATTTCAAAGGTGCCGATTAGGATGGGGTCGCCACCAACTTCTCTTGCTTTTTGATAACTTGCTAAATCATAGATATTATAAAGCCTTTCTTTCACTTTACGAGCTGCATACTTTATGCCATAAATAGTAACCGACTCAGCTGTCCAATTAATTTTATCATTGTTCATCGCTGCAACTACATCTGATTGGTCCAATTCAATATTTGGGTTGTATGAAAAAGACGTATTGTTAGGTTCGCCAAAGCTTACGCAGTTCAATCCTTCTTTAGAACCTCGCGAGTATACGGCACAATCAATGGCTGCTTCTTTAATGGCAATAGTTAATTGGTCGTTAATCGCCTCCTTAATAGTGGAAATTTCATACAGGGCCTCGTCGCTGGTTAGTGGGATATGTGGCGCCCGCTTGCTCAAGTCCTTTCGTTTGAGTTCCGTTGAATCATCGCCATCAATTTGTGCTTTGGAAAATGTCATCAAATAAACGAACACTTCCACAGATTGCAACTCAATCGGTAAATCCTTGTGGCTGCAAATACGACGCGCACGACCGATGACCTGTTCCATACGAACTGGATGCCAGTAGGGCTCGGTTATATGCACATAGCGGGTATTGCGCAAGTTAATACCCTCCGAACCAGAAGACGTAATCATAAATACCTTGATAATCTCGCCCAAATTATTATTGAGCGCCATCTTACGAAGTTGGGTTGCAATATTGGTTGGAATATCGTCCCAGAATCCATTGTATATTTTCAAGACTAGTCTCTTTTCGTCGTCTGATTCTGTACCAGTATAAAGAGCAAACGTCGGTTTGCCAAGGTCTTCTTCTTTTATATCAAGTTCCCAACCACCAGACGTGGTCTTTTTCAAACGGAATTGAGCAAACCCATTTTGTTCAAGAACCATAGAAAACAATCCAATGCCTTCAAGTGTGCGGAATTGACTATATACCAAATGCAATCCTGGATATGCGGGGTCTTGTATGTTATCCAACATGGCCAAGAATTTCGGGCTATACGTTTCTAACGCGGTTTTGTTCAAGAATTCTGCAGCGTTTCTTCTAACCTCTTCAATTGCAGAATTCAATCGGTCCAAATAGGTTGTATCCGCTACCGCATTAATCGCTTCATCGGCTTCAATTTCGCCTTCATTGTCTGCATTAACATCTTGGTCAAGTTCCACCTTCTTTGCCTTGGTTAGCAGGTTTTCCATTTCTGAGACGGGTTCTTTTTCGCCGGCACCAGCTTTATCACCAACTTGCTTATTTTGTTCGGGCATGGGTCTGCCAGGCGGATTGGGCATTACAAAATTACAAAATGAACGTGAGAAAATGCGATATGTGGATGTGGGGTCTTTATAGATGCCATCCTTGTCAAATTGGCCTTGTTTTGACCTGGAACTTTTTTCCATTTTACGCTCGGCTTTTCGCGCCGATTCATATACTTGGAACTGATAATTGCTCATAGGAATTTTAACAACATGATAATATTCGGGTGTCTTTTCATATCGGGGTAATAAACTCTCTTGTGCGCTTCGGAAATAAGAGGTAAGCCCAATAATTCGTCGTTTAAACTCGGTTGCATTCTTCATCTGTTTCGTTGCAGGGTCAATAAAACGCAACATAAACTCGTCCAATTTATCAGGCAACGCCTTGTAGTTGTGAATTTTTATTCCTGCGGTTTTGACATCAATGTCCATCTTCTGCAACATGTCTATGATTTTACGCTCAAACGCGTCATCGCTAACAAAATCCGTATCAATAATAGTCTCGTCTTTGTCATTCTTCTTTTGATTAGATACTCCGTAATAGCCACTTCTCTCTTTGATTTTGTTTTTAAACCCAAGTGGGTTGCGTGTTATAAATAATTTTTTACTGGCGGGTGAATAATCCAAATAGTCAAGAATCTTCTCTCCTTGCAACGCTGCTTGAAGTGTTTCCGCGTTGATTTTTTTGGTGGTCTTCACTTCTAACGGGATTTCCCAAGACTTGATATAACCTCGTAATATGTTGAAAAGTATTCCAATTTCGTTGGGGTAATTCACGACAGGCGTGCCAGAAAGCAGGACGATACGCGCATCCTTGGCGGACAACAAGTATTCGTATAATTTCAAAGACATTGCTTTCGGCAACCTTTCCTTCTCTCCTCGCGCATTTTCTGGGACTGCTTTTTCCTTTTGCAATCTATTCACTATGCGACTAATAAAGTTGTGCGCTTCGTCTATAATAATGATACTATTGTCAAAGAGGTTTTTCTCATAATCATTAGTAAGCTCTTGTAGACGACTAGGGCGCAAACCATTATAATTGATAAAGGTGTATTTATTTTGAATCATCTCGTTTAGTTGGTCGTCTAGACTTTTCATATCGCGACTTGATAGCACATTGGGCGCTTTTGAAATATCAACCAACCAAGCACCCTTGTTGCGAGTAATATACTCCATAGACAATCCCAACACGCTAGACAATGTTTCAAATGTGGATGGGTCATCAATTCGCTCCCAGTATTGATTCTTCTTGTACATGAGATCACCGCATTTTTTCAATTCCTCCATATAATTGTCCCTTAGCGATTTTGGGGTCATGATAATAACGCGCTTGTGGTTTTTCATCCCCTCGGCAATGGCAATACTCGTGCACGTTTTGCCTGTTCCCAATTTATGATAGAGTAAAAGACCACGATACGGCGTATACAAATTCATATAATCCTTGACAATTTTTTGGTGGGTCAACAAGGAAAAGGAGTCCGCGCCCCTGAGGGAGTCGCAAGTAAGCGTCTTTTCCACGCTTTCCAATTCTTCTCGGTATCTTTCAAAAAAGGAATTGATAAAATTCACAAATATTTTGCGGTTATTCATGTAATAACTAGACAACTTGATCTTGACAGGCGGCTCCTTTGCGGGCAATCGCTTCGTGATTTTTTCACCGCTGATTTCAACCCACTCTTCGGGGCCCAACTCTGCAACTCCCCTTTGCACTTTAGGTGTGCGTCGCGCGCTTTCTTTTTCAACTAGGGCAACAGAACTTACAGCCGTCTCGGCCATCGCAGTATCAGGTGCGGCGGCCGTTTCATCCTCATCCTCTGCAATAATGACTAACTTTTTTTTGATTATTTTTTTTGCATGTTTTTTAGGCGGCGGTGCTTGCGGAACAAGAGACAATGGCGTCTCAATGGGCGCCGCAGAAGTAATCTTCATGGTCACGTGCGACAATTTGCTTTCTTTTAATCGCTCTTTCAATTCAGTCATATCGTAAGGTTGACTGCTCTCGCGCACATCGCGTATAGTGACGCCCTTGATTACAGGCGCGTCTGCGTCTACACGAATCCTAACCTCAATTGGTTTGTGCGATGTGACGATTGGCTTCATTTTTAATTTATCTTTGACTAAAGAATCCATTTGCTGCTTCTTATATACAAACTAGATATAAAAATCAACGTTTACATTGCATAATTGAATTGCCTGATTTCAACTATACTTATGCAGGTTTAGAGTATTTTTCAATAACACCAAGCGCCACCAAACAAGCCTCTTGTTCGGCCTTGCGTTTAATTTTATGTAGCCCCTCGCCCAAAAACAAAAACACCTTGCCATGTGCGGTTAGATGTGTTTGAATCTCTTGGAAGGTTTTCAAGGTCTCAATGTGAATAGCGTCAGCGGGGACTAAATTGTGGACCTGTTGTCCTAAGCAAAGGAACACGCCCATGCGATACCCCTGTTCCACGTCGTGCTCCATCTCCAAATAATGAGGCGTAACCTTGAACTCCTTTTGAATCTTCACCTGAAGAATATTTTTATAATTGTCGTCGTTCTGAATCAGCTCGATCCAATTAATGTGTTGCTCAAAGACATTTTCTATGAATTTTTGCACCATTTGAAAGCCGGGCCCCGTAACAAACATGTTTTGAAACCAGCCGTCTTCGTCCTTTACGACGATTTTATTAAAATCAAGTAA